TTAACCGGTGATGGATTGTAGTGTCTTGTTTATCTGTCCAGCTTTGGATCCCTGACCTGTGAATACTCCTGACTGATTTGGCGCGCCGGTGGTTCCACCACTATCGCCTGGGTGGGTATGCGCTGCGGCCGTGGTCGCCAGCTCTTGCACCACGTCCAGCATCTGGCCAAACAGAGAAAGCAGGTTTACATCCGGTGAGCCGATCCAGGTTGAGCCAGCCATAAACTGCTGCGCCTTAGCCATGCTTTTGCGAATGCCTGCGACCTTCTCCGACAAATCGCCATCGACTTCGGCACAGTCATCTTGAGCGACATAGCGCGATGCATTACCACCTATCGCCTGATTGAGGTCACCCCCGACAGCCTGCGCCAACGTGCCGCCGATGGCGTGCCGCTGACTGCCCGCCGTATGCAGATCGATATCCCCCAGGCTGGCCAGCATATAACTTCCCAATACCTGCCGCCGCGCCGCTCCCCCAACCGTTAACACATCATCCCCGCTGACAGTTGCGGTTCTCTCTACCACGCAACTACTCGCCTCATCAGCGATGATGTGATGCTCCCGCGCCCGGTCCTCGATCCGTTGGTCTGTCTCCCGTACCCAGTCGCCACGGCTCGTTGCCCGCTGGCTGACGTCGCCACGCAGCTGCTGCACCTGCTCATCAGGTCCCACCGCCGGCAAACTCCAGCGGTACGGCAATATCTGACGAATAAACGGGCGATCAGGCTGGCCACCGGCAAACGCAATTTCAACCACCGTTCCCGGATGAGGAAAGCCCATCATCCCCGTTTCAGGGCCACCCATCACAGACGGCAGCGGCACAGCCGGGTAAACCGGTACACGGCTATCAGGCTCCCCCTTAGCATCTAGCAATTGCACATCAGCCGCGTAACGTGGGCGGAACGGATCGCAAATATCCCCCAACGCCGATACATCGCTGATCGCCTCGATGCGCCCCAGGTGTGGTAAATGCTGTCCACCGGCCAACTCTGGGAACTCCTTTTCAATCTGGCGACGCATGGGTGTTGCTTGTGCAGGCTGCCCGGCGTTGTTACGCGGCTGCCAGGTCAGGGTCATTTCATCACCGCGTAGACGCACCTGGGTGATACGCTGGCCATTCAGCACCGCACCCGGGCGCACCGATTGGATCACAGGCAGCGTCATGCTGTTACCGGCCTGCTGCTCTACGGCGAACGCCTCTGGCAGTGTCACCGCCTTACCCTGCCAGAATGAATCCCGGTAACTGCCGATAAACACCGTGCCATCAGGCTGTGTCTGCCAGACATAATCCTCAATACCGAACGCGTGGCCGATATTGTTCAACAGCTGGTAACCAGTTCCTGAATGGGTAAAGTGCGGGATCGGTGTATCGACATACTCAGCGCGGTCCGGCAGGGCAAACGGGATACCGCACTGCTCGGTAAGGTGATCGCACAACTGGCGCAAGGTCGGATGGCGTAGCGATATAGGCTGTGCATGCGCCAACAATCCCGCCACCTCACGTACAAAGATGCGCTGATATCCGTTCTCTGCGGGCTGGCTACGCTCGACATAGCCGGTGAACCATCGCACAACTAGGCTATGATCGCCGACATCCAGCGTCACCATCTGCCCCTGTAGTGACCCCGAGGCCTCCACGGTCATAAACCCACGCCCACAGCCGGATAACTCCAGCACCATGTCCTCGTCGGCCAGATGGTGCTCCTGACCACCAACCTCAAGCCGTTTTATCAGTTTCATCTGCCGATCCCTCTGTTGTCGCTGCCGGTCCGATCATGTCGTTGACCTTTTTCGACAGACGCTCAAACCAGGTGGCCTCTGTACCACCCTGCTCTCCCTGCTTAGTCTTGGCTGTACTGGTTCCTTCTGCTGTCTGCTGGCTAACTTTTGGCGCGGCCACCCGCTCCTGTTTTTTCTCGCTCACGCTACGCTGCTCACGCAGGGTGAACTGCACCCGCCACGCCATCAGCCCCTGCTGCTCTGAGGCATCAATGCGCCCGGCAAAAATACCTTCACGAAAATTCACCGCTTGGGCGGTAGCATTGGCCACGCGATAACGCTGGCGGCCATTATCTCCCCCGGTTGCCTCAGCCAGGGTAAACAGGCGGGTTAACTGCGTGGCGTTCTTGTACGGTATCAGACCATTGACGCGTAGCTCCTTGGCTTTCACTCCTTGCTCCGATGTTGAGGTGCTCGACGTCTGGCCGGATTTATCCTTTTCCTCAAATTGCAGTGCCGGTGTCACCGTCATGTTATCCATGCGAATCTGCTCACCGTTCAGTGCCAACATGACGGTACTCATGGCAAAAGCTCCCGTAAAAACGTCAGATCATCACCGAGAAACATCACCGCCACCGTATGTACCAACTCATCCCCCGGCGCCCCCGCAGATAACGCGGCGGCGATATTCTGCGGCGTTCCTTGTGCATGCAGTACCCACACACGCCCGCTCATATCCTGCATACGTTTCCAGGCTGCGGTCTGCTCTGCCTGTAATTTTTGGCGCAGTGCAATCAAATCCGATAGCGCCGCGGTAGGATCAGTGGCTACCGCCGCGCCAGCCTGCGCTAACTCGGCAAGCAAGATCCGGCGCATGTCGCGTTGCGGACGCTGTACAATCGCCCCTTTCTCCGGCCAGTAGGGATTAAGCATCGCAGCGCCTGGGTCCATCTTACTGTTAGCCAGCCCAGCGGTTGAGGCTGCCAAGCGATACGCCTGCAATAACCCTGGTAATGGCAGCGCATCCGTTACAGCTTTCAAACGCTCAACGAACTGCCCCACTTCGCCGGCACAGACCATTACTACCACCGCTTGCACCTCCCCCTCCGGGTGGCGCGGATCAGCACTATCCGTGAGCTTTTGAGCCAACCGCTTGATCGCGTTCTGTGGGCTGAGGTAGCAACCTGATTTTTCTGTTTTACCAACCGAGTGCTGCCAGGCATGCACAGTCAACATCCAACCGCTAGCGCTCATCGTTTCCAACTGCTGGCGCAGCGCTACCATACCTGCCGCCCCGCCAGCCTGTGGCGACGATGGCCAACTGATTTTCCCCTGTAGCTTCTGCAATGCTGCGATACCGGGAAAATCTGCCGGAACCACGGTTACAGCAGACTGGTGCATGTTGGCTAGCGTCGGCGGCAGGGTGATCGTGGTTTCTTTCCAGGCCATACTCCAATCACTCCGGCTGCGCTGGCCAAGAGATATTCGGCGCAGCAGATGTATCAACGCGATTCACTTCAACCCTGAATCGCTTCCAGGCTTTTAGCCTTGCCTCCTCATCAGGCGTTGCCTCACTCAGATCGACAGCGTCCTGTAATGGTGCAATCGCATTGGTCGCCATGGTTAACAGGCTTTGCTTTTTCTGCTCTGCCGTATTGGCTGGCTCATCAGAGGAAACAACGGTCGGCGTACTCTCCGCCACCAAAATAGGCCCAAAATCACCATTTAAACACCGTGCATAAATATCACGGCCATAATCCATTACATCAGATGGTAATGCCGTAAAGGGAACTACCCCTAGGATTGAGTGTTGGATCGTAACTTCAATAACCCCCGGCGCAATACGCTTAGGATTCGATACATCAACAATATCGCCATTTTCAGTTTTGTAATCTGTCTTCATCGTTACGATACCCTTACAAATAGTGTAGTTCGCTCTGCGTTATTACTTCCCGAACCATATCCAGCCCCTAAACACCGCCAATTACCTGGACGTGGACTGGACGGCGACAACCCCGCCGCACTAGCCGGATAGAGGTAACTACCGCTAACGACAGCGCCGTAACTGGTATTAGGCCCATCATTACGAAGTAATGCCAAAGACCCAATGGCATCAGCATTAACCTGCGGAGGAGTAACATTCGTTATTTTTTCCCAATCAGACTCAAACCCATAGCCATCACGTGACGAACGGTAATAAATTCCACCGTTACGATTACTAACCTTAAACTGTACAGATGGACAAGAGCCGCGACCCATATTGAAATGAAGGATCAGACACGTTCCTCCATTAACCCTTGCTTCATAAACACCGCTAGGCGCATTCCAAGGCACAGCTTTATCATTGTCAACAATAGATCCCGTCTGCCCTAACGCAAACGATGGTTGTGGATTTCGTGTGTTATAGTCACGCCGCCAGCCTGGCGAATAATCGCTGCCATGATTGATATAGGTGAATTGCGCATTTCCCGTGCCTCCTCCAGATGAAGTGGTTGGCGTGGTGACACGAATTGTCATCGCAGATCGAATACCCATAACCTCAATAACAGCACCAGCCAGATGAATATTGCCACAACCTGTATCGGTAATTAGGCGGTTGTTACCATATGACCATGAGCACTTGCACATCCAGTATGGGTGATTAAATGCGCCTTGAGATTCCAACCAGTCAATAAGCTGTGCTGTTGTCCAATTACCTGCCCCAGTACTTAATGATCCATGGAGTGCGCGTCCAGCACCAATGGTTTTTGTAAATTTGTCTTTATCTGGAATGTCTGCGCCATTTTGTCCTTTCTGTAGCGCACCTGCGGCTAAATTTACCGTTCCACGTAAACCAATATTATCAATAAAACTCGGCTTATTTGGGATATCCGCTCCGTTTTGGTTTTTATCCAAGGCACCAATAGCACCAGGAGTTGGTTTATATCTCTCGGTATAGATGCGGGCAAACTCGGGTGATAAATTGCCGACAGAGTTAAAACCGAACCAAAGATTTGCCGTATCATAGCCGCATAACAACCCCGCATAGCCACCTGCCGCATCACGGCGACCTAAAACATGCCAATATCCACCAGTAAATCCATTAGGTACGCCCGAGCTGTTTGGCTTACACATTTCAGATGTACCAATAGGCTTGGCCCAATCCGATAAGGTTATATACGATAAATAGTCCTGGCCGATATGGGTCTTCTTATCAGTAAATGAATCTGTCGTCACACGCCCCACGACAGTAACGTTACCAGTTACCGTACCACCTGTTTTCGATAAGCGACCATTTGCATTATCCATCGCAACTTTTACTGCTTTCGGTGTGGCCGCCTTGGTTTCGTCGTTACTGTCTACCCCGCTATACAGACGCACAAAGCCCTTATCCGCCAGCGTCGCGTCAGGATGGTTGCGTGAACGCACATGCGCATCCAAATCATCACGCAACTTTTGCGCGGCCTCCTGCGATGCCTGATCAGTCGTCGAACCTTTAGGGCGTAGGTCGGTCACGGTGCCAGCAGCATCGATACTTGCTACAGCAAAGACATAGTGAGCGAATCCACCCTGGTCCACATAATCCACCATCGTCTCCGCGACGGTCAGCGCCACCACCGTCTCCCAGACGCTGGTAACGTTACCTTGCAGACTAACATCAGCCCAGACCTTGGTCGGTTTGCTACCAATAGACAGCGGCTTATTCCCGGTTAACTCACCCCGCAGGCCACCGATGTACCCAATCCCTGCGGTAGCCGTATACCCCGCTCCCTGGCGAACAACCAGGAACCCATCCCCGAAAAAAGCACCGGCGCCATACAGATCCCGATTAGCTAGGCGCTGCATTTCATCCATGCCATGCAGACGCGCGGTAAAATCAATCTGCCAGGTTTCCGCAGGCGTAGTGATCCCCGTCGCGGCGGCTGCCCCGTCAAACTCCATCAGAAAAGAGCGCGTCAGGGCGTTCCCCTGCTGTCCTGCCGCATTGGCGATTTTCCGCTGCGTCGGTACATGTACCACCATCGCCAGCAAGCCAGTGGCCTTATTCACCAGCCCCAGCCAGTTAAAATCAAAATCGCCGACCTCAGTCCCCATCGTGATGGAGTACGCCACCGCATGCTCATTGACGACCCCGGTCGTGTTTACCGCCTGGCGATGCACAATCTGCCCAGCTGGCGGCATCCCCTCGTTACGATCAATGGGGGCAGATGGGTCTAGCCCCGGCACATTGGCCAACACAAACTCATCCAGGATCAGCGTCCGACCGCCGGCCGCTTCCTGCGCCTTAAACTTTTCGAATGCCAGCGTAATCGCCGCCTGTGACATCATTTGCTCCTTAATGATGCATGGAATGCCGCAGTACTCCCGCTGCGACCAGAAACCGGCGTCGCAATTGACGCCCCATAACACACGTACTCACACCCCACCCAGCCGCAACGAATTTGCAGCCCCGACGCGGTGATCACTTCGAATCGATAACGGCGACACGTCCGGCCATAGTGTTGGATAATCTCCATCAATAGCTCGGTGTTATCAGACACCTGGCTATCGCTGACCCGTACCACAATCACATCCCAATCCAGCCCCGGCTGGCGCTCGCGCAGCTCCACATAACCGACGCCGAGGCGCTGAAAGATAGCGATAAAGCCCGCCACCGATCCCGCGTCTTTGGCATTGATAAACGCGAACTTCACCCGCTTGCGGTACAGCGACAGCGGCTCCCCCTTAAAGCGACTGATATCACGCTGATACGCGATCAGGTCCAACACTGGCACACTGCATGTTTCCACATCCAACTGGCGCAGCGGCCACATCAGCCAATCGGCCATACCCTGCCAAAATACCCGGCAGGCGTCAGCCAACGCCCGCACTTGCCCCTTGTTCATCCATACCGGCAGCTTGATACGCGGCGCTACGCTTTTCTCAGTCATCACGCACTCCGACGGTCAACGATGACAATCTGGGCACATCCAACGCACTGATAATGTCATCCAGTGAAAATTTTAGGGACGCGATAGCCGGGAATGTCTGGTGTAACTCCTCCCCCAGGCGCGAGAATGAGAAACGGTCGTAGGGCCAAGTCTTGGTCACGTCATAATCCTTATTCTCCCGGAATGCACAGCGGATCATCTGTTCCACTCCCGTGCGCAGCGTTTCTTTCTCTTCATCGCTCAGATTGGCATACGGTGAAACAAACACCTGTACCGCTAGGGCGTGACGGGTTTCCGGTAGCGCAAAACAGCGCATATCATCACCGTGACCGTGGTTCCCCTTGTTGGTAATAAAGTCATTCACCGCATCGATAAACGGCTGCGATGCCACACCGGTATCCAACAGCAGATAGGCGTTTGCCGTTCCCGGCCCCCGTGGAGCGTCGTGTTTGAAGAACACCCGATCCACGGATAAGCCAGACACGGTGGCGATCATTGCGCGGTATACCGCGTCGATGTGGTACTGCCCCACCACGTTAAACTGGGTGCGAATGCGGGCGCGCAACTCGTCATTACTCTCCTGATCCGCGCCAGGCTCCAACAGCCAGTCCTCCTCCGTCTTTACCTCTCGAAGACCGGAGATCGGTTCAGGTAAGATTCTGTAATATCCCGGCGACAGGTTAAACGCCTCCCCAGCGTCCTCTGCCAATACCGGCACCATCCCCTTTTCTTTACCGCGCGGGATTTCAAAATCCTCCGTCACCATCAAGGCATACACCCGGCCATTGATGCGCTCGGTTTGAATCAAGGTCCCCGCCTTTACGGTGATGCTGACCGCCGCATCCTCCTTATAAAACGCAACCACACCACGGGCTTTCGTTGCTGGCTTACGCGTCAAATTGACCGCCCATGCATGCAGATCCAGCCACTTATCCATCGCCGTGGCCACAAACAAGTTAACCAGCACTACCTCAGCCAGTAACCGCTGTAACCACAGCACCGGCTGCACCACGATGGCTTTAATCAGGCGCCAAAACGGCGACATCTTCGAGGTGTTGGTGGTATAGCCCGAGGCGTTCACCGTGCGCTCAAACTCAGCGGTAATTTTTTCCTCGGTATTAGGCATGCCACTGTTGGCCAGCATGGCCGCGTAATCAGGTTTAGGGATTGGATTACTCATAGCGGCAACTCCATCCGGGCAGATACGGGGCCAAAGTCATAGGTATCAGCGGTGATGAAGATACGCCCCGGCGCCTCATCGTTAACGGCAATAGTCCCCGGGATCAGGCGTTCATCATCCTCGACCAGCAACATGATCTGCATCAGTACATCCGCACGCATAGTAGGGCTACGCTCGGCAACCAGCTGCAACGCCAGCCCACTTTCCAAAATGGAATGGACTACATCCTGACCGATGCTCACCCGATCGGCACACCGCACCGGCTCCCGCCCGGAGTCCAACGTGATATCCCCATCAGAGATCAATAAGTCGATATATTTTTCGTCGCTCATCCTGCCTGTAACTCCTGATACTCGGCCAGCTGTTGTGCGCTGGGTGCTTCCTTGGTCTGGATCACGACACTGCCGATATGTCGGCTTTGATCGATAGTGGTCCCGCCTTTATTCACCGCCATCTGTTGCCGGATACCTCCCCCTGGGGCTGATAACTGCGCCGGCGGAGGTAAACCCGACAGCGCCGATACGGATCCATCGCCGTTCCCACTCATTGCCGCCGTTGGTGCCGCGGCTTTCAGCTCCAGATTGACACCGGGCAGACGGTTAAGCTGGGACACGATCCAGTTATAGGCCCCGGTAAACTGTGTGGTGATGGCATCCCATAATCCAGCGAATATCGCCCTAATCTGATTCGAGATGCCGGTGAATGCTGCCAACGGGGATGTAGTTGCAAAGAAATTCACTACGGCATCCCAACCGCTGCGAATAGCTCCCCATACCTGGCTAAAAACAGCGGCCACACGCTGTGCCTGCTCCATCAACCATTGGAATTGCGGCGAATCCATGATGGCCGTTTTTAGTTCGTTCCAGTGGCTGATCACGTAATACACACCGCCAGCTAACAGGGCCAACGCCAAGATCACCAAGGTGATCGGACTCATCAGCAACTGCACCGCCCCACCGGCAAACGCGGTCACCACCCCAAACAGGCGCATCGCCACCGTGACCCCGCCTAATACCCCAGACCATAGCAGCATGGCGCCACGGGTTATCGCTCCCCAGACGTTCCACAGCTTGAGCATCATCACCGCGCCAACAAAGGCACCGCGTACCCAGCGCAACACATCAAACAGGCGCTTAAATCCCCCGATCAGCAGGTCTATGCCGGAAAAACGAGTGAAAAGTTTCAGTAGGGTTTTAAAGATGCCAACATTTTTACCAGCTTCTTTGCCAATGGCGCCCAGCCCAAGCAACCGCCCAAGGCCACGCATGACCAACAGGCCGGAGGCTGCCCCCGCCAGGGATGACACACCGACGGTCATATAGCCCAGCCAGCGGGCAATATTGGGGAACTTATTAAGCCAGGCCGTCAGCTCGCCCAGCACGTTGGCCATCTTGTTGGCGAGCGGCTCCAGCGCCGGGTTTATGGCCAACCCGATAGCCTGCTTCACATTGATGATGCTTTGCCCCAGCCGCTGCCAGCCATCGACCTGGGTCATGGCCATCTTGTTCGCCACCGACAGATCGCCGATGGCACTCAGGCGCTCAATCTCAGCCGACAGCTTTGGCACTTGGCCAATCATGGCCTGAACAAACTTCATCGCCTCATCGCTACCCAGCGCCTTTTTCATCAGGTTTTGGTCTTTAACCTTGGACAGGTCACCGAAGCGTTTATGCAGTTTTGCCAGGATCGTCGTAGTACTCTGCAACGAACCATCGGCATTGGTGAATGACATCCCTAACGCTTTATTTGCGCCCCGGATGCCCGTGATAAAGGCGTTAAACTGGGTAGCCGCGACACTACCGGATACCCCCATCGACTGCATGCGACCCAGGATCGCAATTTGGGTTTCCAGACTCTGATTGGCTTTCTCACCACTGGACCCCAACGCAGCAAAGGCTGCTGCCATTTCGGCCCCACTGGTACGGTAGATACGCACCGCTTCGGCAGTCTTTCCGGCCAAGGCTTCAACCCACTCCGCCTGTCCCATCTTGTCCGCATAGGTTTGAAAAATCCCGTACATGGACGCGATGTAATTGGTGGCGGTGTCATTGCTCGCCTGCGTCGCCTTGGCCATGATGTCCGCCGCATTGGCGACACGCGGTAACGCCCCTTCGGCCAGGGCATCCCCCATACCGGACTGGATGGCATACGCCGAGCGGATGATATGCTCGGCACTCATGCCGAACTCAGCCGAAGAGTGGAGCGCCATTTCACCCAACTGGCGCAATGTGCCCTTACTCGCCCCCAACGACTCCACCGCCCGCAGTGCCCGGGTAAACCCCAGCGCAGGCTCCATCATGCTCTGCGCTAAGTGATTAGATCCCCACATCCCCAGCATGCCCGCGCCCATATCATGCAAGCCGCCTTTAACGCGGGATGCCGCGCCACCGACAACAGACTGGATCCGCTGTAGTGGCTTAGTCACCTGATCAACCAGGCGCATGGTAAAACTTAGCTCTTGCATCCCTGCTTACTCACCGTTAAAGGCTGTCGCCACACCATTGGCGGCGGCTATCCTAAAGTTTTCCCAATAGCGGCTCTCTAACCATAATGCCCGCGCAAAACTCTCATCGTCGTCCGGTTCCCCCGGCAGGTAGTGGCGCCGCAGCGCCAGGATCTGCTCGATGGCGTTACCGTCGATCGCCCTGGCGCGGGCAATCAGTTTTTTACGGTGATCTCTAGCTTGGGCGCGAATGTCTCATTAACCGCCTCGGCCAGCTGTAATGCGGCCGACGGGTTCGACGCCATCAGCGACAACAGAGCCGCTTTGCTGTCTGCGGTGACGATGCGAGTCAGATAGTTCACCGCTGGTGCCACCTTGTTGGTCATCGTCATTTCATTCAGCATTTTGTTGTAGGCCACGGCGTTCGGCTCAAACGTCAGCTCATCGTCCCCGACCTGTAGCACCACTTTCACTTTGTCAGCCATTCAGATTCCCTCTGTCGTATGTTATTAATCAGCTCATTATGGCGCGCGGCGCACTCCACATAGCGACTGGAGTAAGCCCGCAACGCCTGGTCAAAATCACTACCGGTATTACCGGCTAGACGTGGAAGATCCTGAGGACACTCGGTCAACAGGTTTTCTTGAAACCCCTGATAAAATGGCTTCATCCCGCGCAATGGCGGCGTTGAACAGCCGCACATACTCATCACTAGCGCAAACGGTACTAAATACCGGCTTAACCACTTCATGGCGGATCTCCCGCTCTGTATGCACTTCATTGGCCTTAAGCCCCGCCAACTTGTCCTCTAGCGCTCTGGCCACGGTTTTATTGATCAGGCTTTCACGCGAAAACGCTCTGTCAGCGACCTGTTGCGCCACATCGTTGGCCACTTTCTCCACGCTATCCCGACGCCAGCCACTAACAGTCCAGCCAGCAGAGAACGCAGCCAAAACGATCAGCAGCACGCCCCACTGCCGGCCATCCATCAGCGCACCCCGTTATGTTCAAGGCTAAAGTGATTACCGTCAGGACGACTCTTGAAACGGCCACCCCAGGCACCACCCAGCGACTCCCAGTATTCACCTAGCGGTAAATAGGCTTCGGTCTTATCCTGGTAAACCCCATCCTTGAACAGGTTAAAATCGACAGCCAGGCGCTGTCCGTGCAGGCTATTGGCGATCCCTTTACCTGCAGCGGCATTTAATTTCGCCTGCTCTGGGGTGCGGTAGGCTTCCCCAAAGGTCAACCCATACCCCTGCGCCGCTGCCCAGGCAATCAGCTGCCCTACCATTACCGTAAAACGTTGTTGTTTCTGGCTTAACGTCATTGCTTCTTCCCTTTCAGCAAACTGGATCCTTTCTTGCGCAGCCACGACTCAAACCACGTATGGCCCGCGATCCCAAATGCAGCACCGAGGCCGATAATGGCCAACTGCGGCAAATCTGGTACCCATAACAACGCGGCTCCTGCCGCCACCGCCACTCCGGTTCCCAGTACCACACGGGCAAACAGCAGCCGTGCGGTGATTGGCTCCGATCCGTTGAGCATATTGGCCAGCGCAATCAACGCACCGACTACCACCAGGCTCAACAGTGTTTTTTCATGCTCCTGCATCCCTGCCCCCAGTTAGCCGATCAGATCGCGCGTGTCGTCCTCTGACAGCACTGATACGCCGTTAATCTTCACAAAGTCGGGGCTGGTTACGATGCCCTTTAACTTCATGCCTGTTTTGTCGGCGCTACTCGGATCGATATCCAACAAACTATCGATCAGCAGCTTGACCCCGAATACCTCCACCTTGACTTCGGTTTCCCCGCGCTTGGCGTAAAACAGGCAATCATGCGGCTCCATACCACGCCATGAGCCAGCGCTACGAGCGGCTTCGTTCAGGATCAGGAAGTTTTCCGCGTCCAGCTCATACTCCACATCGGCGGACACATCCCCGTCCGTGTAGCCATCCGGTACACCTCGCGTTTTAGCGACTGCGGTGTTATCGGTGATGGTCAACGAGGCTTTTGAGACGTGGATCATTTGCCCCATCAGGCTAATGTCGAATGACATCCCGGAAATTTTTGACGCCATCAGCTATTTCCCCCGCTATTCAACGCGCTATCCAGCATCAGGTTAATTTCGATCCCCAGTGGGCACTCATAGGTGCGAACCACAACAAAGATGCGTACCTTGGTTTTGCTCTCCCACTGGATTTTCACATCACCATCTTTCGGAGGCAGGCATTCCCCTGGGAACGTCACCCCGTTAATCTGGGTACTTTTCGACATGCCGCGCATCGTTCCAGCAAAGAACATCGCATTTTCAGCGATACTGGCTGGCGTACTGTTCAGACTGCGATCGCCGATCCGGGCAATTGCCTGCAAACGGATACGGCGCGCCACCTTATCCACCACCCGCAGGCTCTGAATATTCTGATAATCACCCCCTTCAACATCCAGGGTGCGGCCATCCGCCCAATAGATCCCGTCATAGTCGGGATACCACATCGGCACCGAGTAACGGTTTTCTTCCCAGCTACGCAGCGTCGCCAGTGATAACGCCACCCCATCCTTATCGTGCGGCGTCTCTGCACTACCCAGGCTCACAACCGGTCCCGTTTTTACCCGCGCCGGGCTATCTGCTACGGTCACCGCCCGTGAGCACAGACGCCCCGCCAACACACCAGGTTCATTTCCCCAGTTGCGCGGCACCAGTTGTACGGATTTCTCCGCCGTTCCTTTTTGCAGGTCGGCCAGCATCTTGGTGTATGCAGCCCAGTCTTCACCCGCCACGACCGGCTCCGACCCGCTAGGCAATTGGACACCACGTACTGACAGGATGAACCAGACCCAACGGCCAAACATGGCGATCAGCTCCTGGCGCAGCGCTACCGCTTTTTGGATCTCACTCTTGCTGGCCACATCCACGCAAAGCACGACGCCCTCAAAGGAGCCTACCGCCTGCGCCTTTTTCACCACATCAGCCCAGTCGTCAGCGTCTCCCAACACCTGCACATGTGCATAAAAGTTTTGACCGGCATTCAGGCGCGCCGCCTGTAGGTTGCTTTTCAACACGCTATCCGGCTCACCCAGCAACTGATCCAGATCGCTCTGGCCATTTACCGCCTGCAATTTTCCGGCATTCACCGTGCCGGCCCCAATGAACAGCAAATGCCGCTCGACTTCCTTGGACTCACCGGCCAGCTGGTTTAGCTGGTTAACGGTGACTTCTGGCCATGCCATCTATTTCCCCTTTATGTCCTGTGCCTTTACCTGCCAGCCGTAGTCGATACCTTGCAGCTGACGCGCAATAATTTCCCTGGCCTGTGCTGACGTCGCCCCTAAGAATGGACGCGCCGGCAACGTAATCACCCAACTTTGGCGAGGGTGTTTCTGCCCCAACTTTTTAATCAGCAACCCCGCTTGCCGAAACGTTAGGTTTTCACGCATCCATTTCATGGACACCTGGCGATTTTGCTTGCCGTTTTTAATGTAACGCCCAGCACTATCCCTATCCGGCACCCCTGGCCGTCGGTATCCCAGCTGTTTCAACTTGCGTGCCTGGTTTAGGGAGCACGGCTTATCAGCATTGACCTGATTAAACTGTCTGGCCTGCTCCGCCGTTCTGCGCACCGCCATGCCACGCTGGTGAACATTGGCCACCATTCCCGGGCTACTCCGTCCACCGTCGTAGCCGCTGGCATATTTGAAACGCACCACCGCTTTATCTGCCGTCGAACTCTCCGCCGTCAGGTAGCGCGGCAGCTTGGTTAGCATTTTCCGGCGTCCATGCCGGCGCCGCTTAAACGGCGTGCCATCCGGTGTTTGCTGTGCCTTAACGTTGCGCCTCGCCAGTGGGATCATCCCTTTAGCGCCAATACGCCACATCAAGCGCTTGCGCTTCGCTACCGGCATCATCAACAGCGTCAACTGTTGCTCCAGTGTCAGCCAGTCCCTGGCCGAATAATCAACCTTGAATTGCATCTAAGTCGCGCTCGGCCAATGGCGCCCCGCTCTCATCCACGGCAAACAGGCGCCCTTGCTCTGCCGTCCAAATCTCTGGCGACTCCACAGACCATCGCTGTCCCCGCCACGGAATATCGCCCTGCTCATTCGGCACCAGCCCCAGCGGCTCCACGACCTGAACTGACACCACCACATAGGCGGTTTCCTCGTCGATCAGCTCCACTTCGATCTCAGGCGGTGGCAATTCCAGTGTGCTGCGCAACGATGACGCCTGTTCATCCAGCCAGGCCAAGACCAGCGCAAATACCCGTTGTGGCTGGCACAGTCGGTACGGGAAACGCTCCCACTCCAGCACGGCTTCGTACTGAATGGCGCCCACCATTTCCCCCAGGCCCAGATCCCGTCCACCATCCAATAGCGTGACGTTCTCCATGTAGCTGGCAAACTTAGCCGCCGCAGTTCGCGCTCTATCCGGCAGGTTATCCCGCACAAAAGCGGTCATTTCCTCTAACTGAGATCGGCTCATATGATGGATACCCCAACGCGCGGGACGCCCAGCAAATTGCGGATCACCATCGCCGCCTCCGCCAACAGGTTGTTACGTGTCTCGTCACTCTCCTGGCCTGGGCTGGTTTTCTGACGGCCAATACTGGCAAACTCACCCAATAAATCGGCTTTTGCCCGGGCAAACACCGCCTTTTTGTACTGGGCAACCACCTGATTAACCCCCGCACACGACGGTCCCGGCACCCGTTCCGCCCGGGCGTATCCCTCGCCCTGATAACGCGCCTTCACTGGCGCTAGCGAAACATTGATTTCGGCGACAGCAGCCAACAGAGCCTCCACGACCGTTGTCACCGACAGATCCGCCGGGATACTGCGAGCCTCTTGAAACTGGGCCACATTCAGATCCGGCCAAAAACCGTCATTCGTGATCGGTTCGTCCTGATACTCGATAGGCGTCCCGCTAAACATGCTGTCTCCTTGAATGGGACGGCTCTGACCCGTTTCCACAGTAGCCGCGCGATTGCGCGTTACCTCCACGGCGAGCCGCCGACGTGCGGTAGTCGTTTATGCTTCATTCAGCGCCCGTAAACGGGCAGCGATGCGTTGGCGATGTGTTTTTACCTGTGCGTGGCGATGTAGCCGCTCTGCCTCAGCCAGCAGGGCATCTGCCTGCCGTAACGTCTGCACGTCAGCCACCGCCGTAGCACGCGGCTCGCCCTTGTCATCCCGTAGCAAGAACAATCCGGCGAACTTGTACCACTTAGCTGTCAACGCCTCATTCAAACGCCAGTGGCTACGCACCCGCTCAAACGTCTGCGAAAAATAGGGTTCGATGGCATGCCCCACTGCAGCCTCACGCTCCGCCCACTCCAGAACGGCATCCGCCGCAAAGTGCGCAAAGTCCCGCTTAATGTTCTCCGGCGTCGCTTGCTGCTGCTCAATAGCAATATCAACCCAGCGCAACGCCTCTCCGAGGTTGCCGACGTCAAATAGCCACACCGTGCAATAGCTGAAAATAGGGTTTTGATGAACCTCACCGGCGGCCAGATAACGATCCACATACGGGCGCCACTTCGGCAACAAGGTGTCGCGCTTCATCAGGATGCGCTGCCCGGTCTGTGGCTCACTGCGCAGCTTCTCCACATCCTGCCGCAATGCGATCAACTGCACATGCAGGCTGTCCGGCGAGGCCATCACCTCATGGTTACCCCGTGCGATCTCACGCAGGGCATCATGCCGGCGCTGAAAGTCACGGATCCCCATTCAATCAGCCCCCAACACCCGGCACGGCTTTGTCACCCGGCAGGACGACGTTATCGAACTCGATCCCCACAAAGAGACTTTCATCCTCGACCACGTATGCCTCATTGCGGTAATAGGAGTCCACGACGCCTTTCTGATCGTCATCGTCCTTGACCTTGCGACGCATTGACCCGCTTTGGGTGTAAATCGACAGGTTATCGAACGTGGTGATCACCGCCCCGCGCGCCGGGAAATTCGGCAACGTTGCCGCCGGCATCCCGCCAAAGGTGCCCATCAGCTCATGCTGTTTGATGGCGCCACGCTCGGTCGGCGTCAGCCCGTGAGCCTTACTGACCAGATCAGCCTCCTTGGCAACCAGGTCGGCACCCACCATAAACACCAGATCGGTGCGCTCACGATGAACATCGCCCAGCCCCTGGCGCAGGTCGTAACCCAACTGGTCGAGGTTGGCGTAATCTGCACCGTCGCCAAAAATTTTAATTTTGCCGCCGCCGCTATCACCCTCGGTCAGAATGTTGGCCGCCTTGTTTTCGCGCATCCATTGCATCCAACCTTTGTTCACGTCCTGCAGCAGCTTGTTGGTTTCAGGATCGGTATCCTCGGCAACACTGGTGCCGCGCCAGCCAATCATGATTTGATCCAGGCCAATCTGCTGTTGAACGTAGGTGGCATAGACTTCCAAGAAGCGATCGCCCATGCGCGCCCACACATCCATCAGATGCCAAGGAATGACGATCCCGCTGTCAGTCTCAACACAGACATACTTGCCACCCAGCGGGGATGCCACACGGCGATAACGCCCCGTTTTTTTGCGGCCAGTAATGGTCTTCTGTGCACCAGCCAATACCTTTTCACCGGCGATATCGGTCACCGGGATCAGGTTAATTTTTTGCAGGAAGTCACTGTGCGCCTGAATAGCGTCAATGAATTTGCTCTCCTGCGGCCCAGTGATGGAGAAATATTTCCCCTGCATCACGTTGCCCTCGTTGGCGTCATACTGTTTAGCCAGCAGCACCTGCAACTGAGAAAAACGCTGTTCCGTTTGCTTGTTCATGATGTCCCTTACAACCAGGTTTTATTTTCAGAGTCACCCGGATTCATGTCCGGTGTAGCCGTCGCTGGCGTCTTGGCCATCTGCGTGAACGCCTGTAGCAACTGATCCAGTTTTTCCCCCATCCCTTTCTGCGTGGCCTCCAACTGGCTAAACTGCTCGGAGGTTACCGCTGGTTTTTCGGCGTCCCCAGCAGCCGGCTTTTCTGCCGGTTTCTCTGGTGCATCCGCTGCGGGCTGGCCTTGCATAGAGAACTGTTTCAAGCCCTCAACCAGGGCGCTCATCGCCTCGGTCTGTGCCTTTTGCCCAGCCATCAGTTGTTCAAACTGCTCCTTGGTCATATTTTCCTCGTCGTCTTTCCCTACCAGGCGTGAAAATACGCGCTGTAGTAGTGTGAGATCCGTCTTATGCCCCGCCTCCGGCGTGGCCTCCATATCCGACAGATGCCCCAGCGTGAACGCCTCGACACTGCCCTGCTGTACTGGCACCTTCCCGGCCTGCACGCTGAATACCAGCCGATCCGTACCAGTACTGGCTGGTTGGTCGGTTACACTCAATCCTGTGAGATACCAGCGCCCCGAGCCTGCAAAGTTCGGCAGTACCTCCACCGAGGTAAACAACTTCTGGCCCATTCGGTTGGTATCGATAAGCCAATCATTTGGCATCAGACGGGCGTACAGCTTCACCGTGTCGCCATCCTGCTCATATTTCAGCGCCGCAACCTCACCGTAGTTGTAGCTCCAGCTACGTTCTTCGATGCTGTCGTGATGGCGCGGCCAGATCAGCGCGGTGTATCGTTGCTGGCTATACGTCTCCGCCGCATCGATAAGCCATTGGGGATCGATATCACGGCCATCTACGGTTTTCCCTGAGACGCCAACGCACAGCCAATCAGTCATTAAGCGCGGCATATTTCTTCCTGTTTTTCTACTTCCATCTGATACACCAAGTAAAACGCAGATAAGCACATCAATCACGCCAATAAATTCTTGATTATTCGGATAACACCGCTTTACAGAACAGAGTCGAAAACAACCCAATGCGGCGGGGATAAAGGCTGTTCAAAATGCACTTATCAGATAAAGGAGTGCATGGAACGCATGAGTCAAAAATATTCAGATGAAATCAGGGGAATGGCCCGTTCGCTCTACCTCAAGCGCTGGACACCACAGGAGATCGCGACCGAGTTAAAACTTCCCTCGGCCCGCATCGTCTATTACTGGGCCGATCGTGACCAATGGCGCGACCAACTGAGTGAAGAAAGCGTTGAGGATGCCATTTCGCGGCGTATCGCCCTACTCACTGAGCGCGACGGCAAAACCGATCTCGAGCTCAAAGAGTTGGACCAACTGATTAACCATCACGTTAAGCTGCTGGCCCAGCGGTCAAAGCACGCGGAGAAGATGGCCCAACTGCACGCCGGCAGCCAAGCCAGCTATAGCGAGGGTGCCGGCAGTGACGCCGAGGCTACTCCCGGGAAAAAGCGCGGGCGTAAGCGTAAAAACGACGTATCCGAGCTGAATGAAGACAGCTTTACCGACTTTATCGGCACCCTGTTTGCCTACCAGCTGACGCTGCGCCAGGCCAAGCACTATAAGACCCGCAACCTGCTTAAAAGCCGCCAGATAGGTGCCACCTACTATTTTGCCTTTGAGGCATTCGAGGATGCGGTACTGACTGGGGATCCGCAGATTTTCCTGTCTGCCTCCAAGCGGCAGTCTGAGGTGTTCCGCTCATACATCGTCAATATCGCGCAGAAGTTTTTTGGCCTGGAGCTGAAAGGCAATCCTATCCGCCTGAGTAACGGCGCCGAGCTGCACTTCCTGGCAACCAACAGCAACACCGCCCAGTCAAACAGCGGCCACGTCTATATCGATGAATACTTCTGGATCCCGAAATTCCGCAAGCTCAACGACGTGGCCAGCGCCATGGCAACGCATGACCACTGGCGCCTGACCTATTTTTCTACGCCCAGCTCAAAAGCCCATGAGGCGTACCCGTTCTGGACTGGTGACGATTGGCGCCGCGGACGGGCTGATCGTAAAGAGGTGGCGTTTCCCAGCGATAAGGAGCTGCGTGACGGCGGCCGCCTATGTCCCGATCAGCAATGGCGCTATATGGTCACCATTGAGGACGCGATCGCCGGTGGCTTCAACTTCGTCAAGCTGGACAACCTGCGGGAGCGCTACAGCGGCCCCGCCTTTGACATGCTGTTTATGTGTGTCTTCATTGACGATAAAGACGCCGTTTTTAAATTCAGCGACCTGGAGAAATGCGGCGTTGATGCCACGCTATGGCAGGACTATGACGCCAAGGCACCGCGCCCTTTTGGCGGCCGCGAAGTCTGGGGCGGCTATGACCCCAGCCGCACCACGGATAACGCCACCTTTGTGCTGATTGCTCCTCCACTGGTTGCTGGCGAGCGCTTCCGCGTGCTGCGGCGATGGACCTGGACCGGCCTTAGCTTCAAATACCAGGCCGAACAGATCAAAGCTATCTATGACGCCCACAACTTGACCTACATCGGGATCGACGTGACCGGCATCGGGCGCGGGGTATTCGAGATTGTTGAAGCCTTCGCCCCACGGGAAACCAAGCCCATTCACTACAGCGTGGAAAGTAAATCACGCCTGGTGCTCAAGATGCTGGACGCCGTACCGGACCGGATCGAATGGGACCAAGAGGACAAGGAGATCCCGGCCAGCTTTATGGCCATCAAACGCACCACCACCGCCAGCGGCAATGCCATGACATTCGTCGCCAACAGGTCCGCAGAAACCGGGCATGCGGATGCGTTCTGGGCTATCTCCCACGCCATGATTAACGAACCGTTGAATACCGAACATAAACGCAAATCGACCTGGATAATGTAATGACCAAGACCACGAAAGCAGCCAAGGCAACGACAGCCGATCAGCAGTCACAGGAAGCCCATAAAATGAGCCTCATCACGTTCGGGGATCCTGAGCGGGTGATCAGCCATGCCACCGATTACCAGTCGGTCATGTACGATGACTATAACAAATACTATCAGCCCCCCGTTGACCGCCTGGCGCTGTCCGAATTACCTAACCTCAACGGGCAGCACGGCGGCATCCTACGTGCCCGCGTCAACATGGTCTGCAGCGATTTTATCTCCGGTGGCGGTATGACCCTGGAGGATATGCTGGCAACGATCACCAACCTACTGACATTCGGCGATGTTGGCCTGCTGAAAATCCGCAACCGTCTGGGCGGGCTCATGCGCCTACATCCCCTGCCGTCGCTTTATCTACGCCGCCGGCGCGACGGCGGGATCACTATCCTGCAGAAAGGTAACTCCCTGAACTACGATCCACGGGATGTGGTTTTTATTCGCCTGTATGACCCGCGTCAGCAGGTCTATGGCCTCCCTGATTATCTGGGTGGCATCAACTCGGCCATGCTGAACTCAGATGCCACTACGTTCCGCCGCCGCTACTACCGCAACGGCGCCCACCTGGGGTACATCTTCTACAGTACCGACCCCAACATGACCCAGGAAATGGAGGATGAGGTGCGCGAAAAGATTGAGAAAAGCAAAGGTGCTGGCAACTTCCGCAGCATGTTTATCAACATCCCCAACGGTAAGCCCGACGGGGTAAAGCTGATTCCGATCGGTGATATGGGGGCTAAAGATGAATTTGTGAACATCAAAAACATCAGCATGCAAGACATCCTCAATGCGCACCGCTTCCCGCCTGGCCTGGCCGGTATGATGCCAAGCAATACTGGCGGTTTTCCTGACCCGGGCAAATCGCGGGCCGCATACCGAGAGGATGAAGTGTTACCACTGCAACGCTTGCTCTGTGACGCTATCAAGGCTGATCCTGATATCCCCACGGCAATGCATTTAGTCTTTAAGGAAAAACAAGACGATAAACCGGGCAAAGGTGAAAAATGAGCAAGAACGGGGTAAAATCGCACAAGTTTAATGCTTATGGAGCCAGAAACATGCGCGTACTAAAAATAGAATGCCCGGAATGTGGCGCCAAAGCGGTGATCAGAAAGACTAATCGCAAACACAGAGATATCGCTGATATCTACTGCGCTTGCAGCGATGTCGAGTGTGGCCATACTTTTGTTATGAACTTAACCTTTTCTCACACACTCAGCCCCAGCGCAAAAACGGGTAAGCACCTTTTACAAGCAGTAATCAAAAGCCTAAGTCAGGAAGAAAAGCAGATGGCGCTGGACTTGCTCAAAGCCAGCACCGCCGCCTGATACTAAACCGCCTACAATGGCGGTTTTTTCCCATCTACCGACCGGTTATTTCTAACATCCTCCACCAACTCAGCGATCCATAACAATGCAACTTGCTTTTCACGATCGCTACTACGGCCAAAACAGACAAACTTTGCGATGAGTTCAATTCTCTCAAGCGTAGTAGCTTCAACCAATTCCACTGCCGCCTCCTTTTTTTGCCCTTTATTTATACTGTATAACCATACAGTATTGCGAGCAATAGCAAATGGCTAACTTTTTCAGTTATATGAAATCATTAATTTTTATGTGACCGCATCAATTCCACCCCGGCCAACTCCAGTTCTTTGGCTCCTCCCTCACTTCAATAACACCACCGCGTTTCCACACCAAGGCACTTTCCCGACCAAATTTTAGTCGCCCACCTCGTGCTAGGATGTCTACCTCTTGTTCCGTCGCCTCCATCCCTCGGCTTTTAAGCTCTATCGATAATCTCCGCCACTCCTCTGGCGTACAGTTATTGACAGAACTCCAAGGGGCGCCGATGGCGCCAAAAAACCCAGCCTCCGCTGACGCGGCGGCCAACTTCGGCACAATCTTCCACTGTGCTAACCGAGTACACACCGTAGACTCCGCACCCAAGCGCGGGGAATAAATCCCCGCGATACGCTGCACATCCTCAGCGTACTGGTTACCCTGTGGGGTGATATCGTATTTCAAACGAACAACTAGATCCGCACGCGATACCAGTGGTCCACCCTGTGCCATCGTATAAGCTGCCCAATCACTGGCAAGATCAGCGGACGCCAACACAGCATCCATTGCCGCGTCGGACAGCTGTTGCCCACGCAGCTTGCGCATTTCACGCCACACCGTTACCGGGGCACCACCCAACTGCTGAAACTGGCGGATCCGCCAGCGCCCAGCCCAAGCACTTACCGCCTTGGCCATATCCTTGAGACTCTGCCCGGTCTCATCGTCCAGCTCATCAGCTAACGCGTATCCGTCGATGTTCTTCGAAATGTATTTTGCTATGTATCCAGTTGCCGACCCTTTGGTCGGATCGATTGGTTCTACATGAAAACGAGCTTTCAGCGCCTGCTGGCTCTGTAGCTCCTCTGAATCCTCTAGGCGAGCGTAATAGCAAAGAATGTCGCGCATAGTATCGACATATTGAGGGGGCATAAAAAACAGCATATGCCAGTGCGGCGTCCCATCATGATGTGGCTCCACCACGCGGAAGCCGAAATAGCTTATCCCGGCGCGCTTGATCGCTGCGCGAGCCTGCGACCAAACACGACACAAGTATTTCTGCGTGTCTCGGGGGCTGGAGCCATTCCACTGATCAACAAACCCACCTCCACTGTGTACAGCATGGTATTTTGACGGGGCTGTCATGGTGTAGAACTCCCCAACCATGCCCATTTCCTGCGCCAAATCCTCAAACCCACGCATGCGCACCATCAGCTCTCTGCGGCGATTGGCCGGGTTCGCATTGCTGGCGATGATCATGTCCGCCAGTGGCACACGCAGCCCCTCGTCATTTTCCAGATCAAACGCCTTGAAAAACTCACGGTTGCGACGCTTTTGCTCCAGCCACTCATGCAGCGTGCCGCGCGAGACATAAGAGGATGCCGCTTTCTGAACCTGCCCCACGGCAATAGCCAGGTGCTCACGCTGGATATCACGCGCGCGTTTCAAACGCCCCAACCACCATTCTGGCGCCATCATTCGTAACATGCCTGACTCTGCGCTATGGGTTGGTAGTGGACGGCGTCCGGCAACAAACTGTCCCCAATATGGCGGCACGGTACCAATCTGCTGCGCAATCTCTCCGAGATGGCGGTAACTCTCCATCACGCGCTGGCGCATCTCATCATCACCGCTGACATCAGTGACATAGCGATCGGAAAATAGGGTGAAAGCCTGAGCATGATAATCGGCAACAGCATTTGCCAGCTGGCGCAGCTCATCCCGCCCAAGCATAGGCAAACGAGCAAGCTGATCATAAAAAGGAAATGATGCAGCCCCAACGGCGGGGCCACATGAACGATAACGGTCTGAAACCATCCGCAGGCGGGGCAATATATTCTCGCCCAACGTCTGGCGCAAAAAGGTATTGGCACGCCGGCGAGCCGTATGCGGATCACCAGAATTGTAGGTTTTGATATAACGCTCAACGAAATAGCGCGCCAGGTAGTCCGGCACATCCTTGAGCAGATTATGATGCCAGTCGTGATCGTCACTGTTCAGTAGATACAGATCACGCTCGCAGGCGCTTAAATGGTCTGGCATGCGCCCGCCGAACTGTTCACGGCGCAGCGCATTGACGGCCTGATAACTTTCCGGGGCGTCGATCACATTCATCATACTTCTGTCCACCCCAACTCACAGATGGCCACCAGGTATAAATCGGTGATGCGATCAACCTCAGCTAAGTATGCCTCTTCATCGAAATGTGGATCCGCTGCCATAGCGCGCGTCACACTGGCTGAAACTAAATCCCGCAACAGCTCAACTTTACGCTCATACAACGCCAGCACAGACCACTGCTCAACGCCGGCATACTCCCGCATAACCTCAATGGCCAGCAAATGCTGGCCATGCTTTAACGTCCGAGAGCTGATCGCAAAATGCGCATCCAGAACCTTACGCATGGGAGCACCCCCGCGTAATGATTAACTCTCTGGCTGATTTCTGGCTGCCAGCAGCTGCGCCAATACTGCGTGGTGCTGTAATACTGTGGCATTCAAAGTCACGGTAAAAATAGCGCACCATATCCGTATCGCTATTTGATACCACTACAGGTGTGCCACGACTTACTAGGCGCCCCAGATTTCTGGCCAAACGACCATGCTCAATCGGTGAAAAAGCACTTGAGTGATACGCCGTAAATTCATCGCGATCGGCAAGATAAGGCGGATCGCAATACACCACGTCACCTTGGTTCACCATAGACAAGGTTTCGCTATAGCTACAGCACAGGAACGTTGCACGCTGGGCCTTTTCAGCAAAAGCCCTGATTTCTGATTCGGGGAAATACGGTTTTTTATAACTGCCGAATGGCACATTGAAATGACCGCTCCGGTTATAACGACACAGGCCGTTAAAACAATGACGGTTTAGATACATGAATGCGGCAGAGCGCCATGACAGATCAGCACAGAGATTAAAATCAGTTCGTATTTTGTAATACGCCTCTGCATTATTCCCGAGTTCGAAAAGGTGCGCAGCCGCTTGGACAAACCCATCAACATCAGCGGCAATGTATTTGTACATGCCAATCAGATCAGGATTTACATCAGCAACAAGGTATTCTGGGTAATCCGTATTCATCATTACGGCACAAGATCCAGCGAATGGCTCAACCAAGCGTGTTCCTTCCGGTAGATGCTTACGCAGCGTTTCCATGATCCGCACTTTGCTGCCAGCCCATTTCAGCGGGGTTTTCATCACTGACATATAGCCTCCACGTATGCTTTTATGAATTCTTCCGCGACCGGAACGCAAATCGCGTTACCGTAGGCGCGCAATCGTCCCACTCGGGAGGTAATCCCATTAGCCAACGGGAATGTGCCGGGTTCAACTGGCCGCCACTTTCCATCCCGGCAGCTGAGCCAGTCAGCATCTCGCCAGTAGCCGTTCGTCGGATAGGCCCCGATAACCTCGCCGCTCCGCCAAGCGTCGTTCCCCTGGCTGAGTGCTCCGCCGCTGCGCCTATCCCCCGAACCTGGTTGTTGTCGATCGTGGTCGGAGTGACCCATCCTGATAACCTCGCCGCACCCGCTAAGGTCTGTAATCCACGTTTTGTTTCCGGCTGGGGATTGGCGTTGCATGTCGGCGTGGGCCACCCAGTACAATCGCTGTCGGATGTGCGGCGCACCGACGCCCGCAGCGCATAAATCTGCCGCCGCGCTGGCGTATCCCGCGTTTTCCAGGTCAGTTTGTACAACATCGAGCCAACCAAGGCCGTCCTTGCTTGAAACCTGCTCACCAAAGACAACGTTAGGGCCGCGCCCGAGGATGAGGTGGAAGAAGGCCGGCCACAAGTGCCGCTCGTCAGCAACCCCAGCGCCTTTGCCTGCCGCGCTGAAAGGCTGGCAAGGGCAGGAGCCTGTCCACACGGGGAGATCATCAGGCCATCCTGCGCGGCGCAGGGCCAGCGACCACACTCCGATTCCTGCGAAAAAATGGCATTGTGTGAACCCTCGTAAATCGTCAGGCGTGACATCTTCAATACTCCTTTCATCAACTTCTCCGGTCGCAATATGTCCCTCAGCTATCAGGTTTCGCAGCCATTTAGCGGCATATGGGTCTATCTCGTTGTAATAGGCAGCGCTCACCCCCATGCTGCTCCCCCTTGGCTATCCAAGCTCGCAATCTCCTGCTGTAGTAAATCGATCACCTCAGCGGCGCACAGGCCTTGCTGTCTGGCCTCGCAAACCAACGCAGTCAAACGCACTGCGCACTTATCCACGGCATGGCGTTCGCCCTCCTGTCTGGCTTGGCTGAACAGCTGTACCAACTGCTCATCACTGGTGTTTTTGGCGTTCCGGCCTTGTCGTAACATCGCTACCCCCTGATTTCTGGCAAAACGATCCCCGCAGCCATTCGCATGGCCACAAGTCGTTATTGTGTTTTGATTAATTAATGGATTGTTGTCTGGTCGAATTTGCCATTGAGAGATGGCAACTGGTGTAGTTCTACGGTATTACCCCACCAGGTATGAATCATGCTGACAATCTCACCACAGCCCAACATCCCGGCCACCTGGTTGATTGACTGAATACCGCCGAGAGCTTGAGCCTGATCTCCTAACGTTTCCGCCTCACGGTATGCCCGGCACCAGAAAGCCGCACAAGCGGCCAGCCAGTTGCGCTGATTGGTCATATGTTCGGTATCGTTAAACATCAAAGAAGACAAGGCAGCCCGGCCATTTCCAGTCCGGCATTTCATCATAAACAGACGCGCATAATTCGCCGGCACACCCCAAGTGATCAGATCGTGATTAAAGCCCGTGATATCTACAGTGATGGTTTTCATAATGTCCCCCGGTGGTGTTACTTTGAAAGGCTAGATAGCAGCCTGGCTTTACTCTGCAATCCAGGGCGGTGGCAGTTAACAGGCAACGTAGAACAGGTTTTCTCATGAACGATGAACGCCTCTTGTCTAGCACCGTCGAACAGCCCGATCAGCGCCTTGAGTCGCTGAACACCACGGAACAGTCGACGCAAATCTTCGGCGCTAATCTCCTCCCAGTCATATCGACATAGGACCGGGCTTAACCCAGCAGCATGTAACACCAGCCCGCGCTGCTCTTGCGTCAGTGACTGCCACACCCTTTTCCCACTGTTATGATGCGGATCTAACTGCTCGCGCAGTTTCCCCACCCAAAATTTTGCATCTTTCGCCATGATTACCCCCGGAGTCCCATCAAGCGAGACCACCATGGGCGACGACGGCGGGCCTGCGGTTGAGTGTTGAAACGAAACTCGCTGATACACGGCTGAAATCTGCGGCCATCCGGCAGCTCTAACCAACCATGCGCATCCGCAGACAACGGTGATGGCGATTGCTGCTTCAAGAACGTAACGAAAATCTGCATGATTTCCCCCTTAAATGGCTGTAGGCACGACGGCATTGGCGATATCGATCGCAGCAGCCATCATCGGTGTTGATTGCGCTCGGGCCTCAATGGAAAGCGCAATCAGTGAAAGGTTACGGATCGCGGCATTGGCTCGATCAAGAATGGTATTCCGGCGGGCGGCTGTCATAGGTTCCGGCGATACGGCGTGCGCGGCGATCTCCCCTACAGATGCAGTAACATTCAGAGTGCAAACAGGCAGGTTACCCGGGGTCGCCTCGTTTATCGGCACAGCAGGCAAACATCCGATCTGAGCGAGTAACCCATCTAACAGACGGGCGTCCTCTGTGTAGTCAGTGATCGCGATAACTTCCGCTACCGTCAGCTGGTGCGGCTGTTCCGGGTTTAGCTTGTTGCGTAACACTTGCGCACTTCTCATACCGATCGCATCGGCAACATCTTCAAGGTTATGGGCTAGAGAGAACGCCCTGCACGCCGCATCAAAGTGGGCATGTTTGGATGTCTGATAATCAAACATTGTTCGCCTCACACTAATTGATAGGCTCAATTACGCTTGAAGCGAAATGTTGCATTCGCTTAATGCTTGGACTGTAAGTGCAGCCATGTTGATTTCTACGCGAGCGCGAGGCTTGTCTCCCTTCCCTCTGATTGGTAGGCGACCGTCGCGCACCATATCGCGTGCGGTTCCCATCGGGGTCCCTGTCAAACGGCAATACTCATCAATAGGTAGGTAAGGTGTAGGAATGGAGATTGTAATGTTAGGACGCATAAGGCAAACTCCCTTGTTCAGTTGAGCGCGGCAACGCTCGATAACATTCGTCTAAAGCAAACAACAAGGGCGAGATTACTTTCCATTTTGAAAAGTGTCAATTGATTATTTTCATTTTGGGCAGCCCATAGAGAGTGATAAATGTTCAAAATCGACTTTGATGGTGATAGTGCTCCTATCCTTGACAGACTTATAGAGGCTTATGGCTTCACTTCTAAACTCATGCTTGCACAGCATTTCGACTTAGCGGCTAGCAGCCTGTCGGGACGATACCGGCGTGGAGGCTTCCCTTCAGATATGGTTGTGCGTTGCATGGCCGAAACTGGGGTTACTCTTGAATGGTTAGCTACCGGGAAAGGAAGAAAATTCAACGATCAAGAATTAGATGTAATGAAGTTTCCTCGGAAAAAACTTGTCGATGGCCAACTTTATGACTCTGGTCATGTCATGTTCGACAAGGTTTTTTTCCAAGCAGGAACTCCCCTGCCGTCTGCACCGTTCTGTGTGCAAGATGAGAAGATTCAATACATTCTCGATAAAAACTTCACTGATGTTTTTGATGGTGAATGGCTAGTAGACATTGAAGGGAAAACCAGCATTCGAACCCTAACGCGTATCCCTGTCCGTAAAGTTCGCATTAGTGGCGTTGGTATGGCTTTTGATTGTGCTATCGATGATATCGGAATACTTGGGCGCGTGATGCTCACTATTAACTAACACTTAAGGATTTTCTTTATGTTTAGCTTGCTAAAAAGATTATTCACTGGAAGTAAAAACGATACACAAACAAACGACAATACAATCAATTGTCATGAAACAAACGCAAGCAATCATGCTGAAAACATAGATGAAATGGGTAATTTCATCTATAACGACAGCCTTAACCTAGATGACTACAAATATAGATTTTCCGAAGAGTTCGCCACATTATGGAAAGGCGAGCTATCTCCTTTTTCCTTTTCAATATATAGTGATGATGATAAACGAACAAAAATATGTGGAATATTAACAGATATATTAATAGATAAAAAAGGTGAATTCGTATTACAGATTACAGACAACCAAGGTGCATATAAAAAATACAAAGAAAGTGATGTTTGCACAAAATTTTTAGCTGGAAGCACAAGGTATAAATTTACAGAATTATGCAATAGGCGACTTAAAATAAACAATGATATATTCTCTTTTGCAAAGGCCGTAAGGCATAATGCAGGAAAATACGTCAATACAGGTAAAACAATGGAGACAAACGTTAGTTTTACTTATGTTGAATACATTGGAACAGAAAAAAAGATTAGACATAAAATAACAGCGTTGGCCATTGGTATCCAAAAAAACGAATACGGCTTTTATAGGCTGGCATGTAAAAATCTAGACACGAACGATATTGAATACTTTAACCAGTCAAAAATCGTCACAAAAATAGCAACCCAAGAATACGGTAAAATTTCCTTTGATGAGTTTAAATCAATAGTCTTTAATGTTGATTAATATGAGTATTAGAAAACAGCAAAATGGAAAATGGTTACTAGATATCTACCCCGAGGGTAAACCGAGGGGGAAACCCAGTAAGCGTATTCGCAGGACATTTTCCACAAAAGGTGAGGCTCAAGCCTACGAAAATCATCTAATGGAGAATATCCATGTAAAACCGTGGCTAGATGGAAAAGAGGATCGCCGTAAACTCCTAGATTTGGTTAACCAATGGTTTGATGAGCACGGCGTAACTCTAGATGATGGAGAGAAACGAAAAGCAGCAATGCAGTTTGCTTGTAAGAGCATGGGCAATCCTAATGCACATGAGTTTAACTCTACCATGTTTTCCTCTTACAGGAAAAAGCGACTTTCTGGAGAAATAGTCCGAACAGCCCGTGTTAAGAAAGTCTCCCCCCGCACCATGAATTTAGAACTTGCATATTTTCGTGCTGTATTCAATGAGCTTAAGCGGCTAGGACACTGGAAACTTGATAATCCTTTATCTGACCTCAGGCCATTTAAATCAGAAGAGGCTGAGCTTACCTATCTTGAACATGATGAAATAGCCCGCTTACTGGAAGCTTGCCGAAATAGTAAAAATGAAAGCACATTCTGGGTAGCCTGTACATGCCTAGTAACCGGCGCTCGATGGGATGAAGCCGAATCATTAACGACAAAGCAGATCAGGAACCTCAAAGTCACCTTTTTCAAAACGAAGGGGAACCGTAATAGGACAGTTCCTATCAGCCAGGAGTTCTTTGACTCATTACCAAAACCAAAAAAAGGAGGCCCTTTGTTCAAGCCTTGCTATTCGGCTTTTCGTAAAGCTGTCGAACGGGCTAACCTGGAGCTACCCGCAGGCCAACTATCCCATGTTTTACGCCACACCTTTGCATCACACTTTATGATGAATGGTGGAAATATTTTGGTGCTTCAACGCATTCTTGGGCACACTGATATAAAAATGACCATGCGTTACTCACACTTTGCTCCTAACCATTTACAGGAGGCAATAACACTTAACCCACTGTGTGGAAACGCCCCCTTTTTGTCCCCCGAGGACTCAAACAACGGTTAACCATCGATAACATTCAATCTCTAACCCGTTGATTATCTTGTAAGTGATTGTTTTATAAGGTCGGGACATCGTTCTCATAATCGCTTGGTCGTTGGTTCAAACCCAACAGGGGCCACCAAATTTTAGCTTTAGATTCAGTCATTTAAGCCACCTCTAACCGGGTGGCTTTTTTGTTGGCTAATAATGAGTGGCGATAAAATGGCGGTGAATTTTCTGCGCCGCCCTCGCGATGACCCTAAAAGGATCCATCGACACCGCCCGCAGAACGTTTAGGTGAGTGCTCTCACACGACACACTGAATAGGCAAGACCACCGCTACAGGCTACGACGTCCGAAAGCCGCCTGCCAATCCTGTTCAAATTGCATCACCGCCGCCGTCACCGCTGGCGTGGTGATGAACTGTTCGGCGACCTCCGGTGGTAAGGTAATGGCTTGGCAACCGGCCAGCAGGCAGTCCAACGCCTGACGAGCATGCTTAAAGCTAGCGGCCAGTACTTTTGCCTGTGGCGCGTGTAGCGTCAGCAGGCGCTGCAACTCCTCAACCGTCTTGATCCCATCACCACCCTGCGCATCGAGGCGGTTCACATATGGCGCGATATAGTCGGCGCCAGCCAACGCCGCCAGTAGTCCCTGCCCTGCCCCATACACGGCGGTTCCTAGCGTCGGGATCCCCTCCTGCTTCAATTGTGCGATCGCCGCCAACCCCTCCGCCGTGACCGGAACCTTAACTACCAGATCGGCGATGATGGCGCGTAACGCATGCGCATCCCGCACCATGCCCGCGGCATCAGACGCCATCACCTGAGCAAACAGACGTCCGCGTCCCCCGAGCGCCTCGTGTAAGCGCGGCAACACCTGAGACGGTGACTGGCCACGACGGGCGATGATGCTGGGATTGGTGGTCACCCCAGCCAGCGGCAGGATGCGGGCCAGACGTTGTACCAGCGCACAATCGGCGCTGTCGAGATAGAGTTCCAT